TCAACATCATGGACAACCGCTTATACCAACATAGCTATGACAAATGGAAAGTGGTACATGGAATTTAAGAATTACAGCACAGGTGATAATACATTTTTTGGTCTTACTCCTGTGGCAAGGACAACTTCAAGTGCTGCACAAAATTATTATACAGGTCAAGCTAGTGATGGAAGTATTGGATATTATATGGCTAACGGGCAAATTTATTGGCAAGGCAGTAGTAGTGGTGGAGTAAGTTCTTCAACAGGAGATATTATTGGTGTTGCTGTAGATATAGATAACAATAAAGCATATTGGCATAAAAACGGAACTTATATGAACAGTGCTGACCCTGCTGCTGGTAGTAACGGAAGTGCTATAAATGATGAACCATACTTTTTTGCTTGTTCTACTTATAACGGCAGCACTAGTGGAGAAACAAATACTGGCGGTTATTCATCTTTTGCAATCTCAAGTGCGGCAAGTGATTCTTCAGGCTACGGAGCTTTTGAATTTGCACCCCCATCAGGCTTCTACGCCTTGTGTTCACGCAATCTTTCGGAGCTAGGATAATGGCTTATACAAATATAGACGACCCTTCTGCATATTTTCAAACTAAAACTTATACTGGTACAAACAACAGTAATGCATTAACAAATGATGGTAATAGTGATTTAAAACCAGACTTTCTTTGGATAAAAAGACGAGACTATGACAACGGACATCAACTCTTAGATAGCACTAGGGGAGTAGATAAAATTCTTGGAAGTGAACTCACTTCTGCTGAAACAACTTTAGCCAATAGATTAAGTTCTTTTGATACCGATGGTTTTACAGTAGAAAGTTCATCAGGAGCATTTAATGCAAGTGGCGAACCTTTTGTAGCATGGCAGTGGAAAGCCAATGGTGGTACGACAGCTTCAAACTCAGATGGTTCTGTAACTTCTACAGTACAAGTTAATCAAGATGCAGGTTTTAGTATTGTTACATTTGACTCAGCTTCTTCAGGTAACTTTTCAGTAGGTCATGGACTAGGCGTACAACCTGCAATGATTATTACAAAAAATAGAGAAGGAACAGGTCAATGGTATACATGGCATAAAGATTTAACAGGGGGAACGAGTAACACTAGCTATCTTTTATCCTTAAATAGAACTGATGCAGAAGAAAGTTACGCTAACGCTTGGGGTGCAGGAGTTACATCTTCAGTCTTTGGTATGCAGTCAGGTAATACAGCCACAGCAAGTAATGATTATGTAGCTTATTGTTTTAATAATGTTCAAGGCTACAGCAAGTTTGGCAAGTATGTCGGCAATGGTGCAAGTGATGCTTCACCAAATACAAATGGACCATTTATCTATACTGGTTTTTCTCCTGCTTTCGTTATTATTAAAAAAACAAGTGCTGTAGATGATTGGTTAATTTTTGACAACAAAAGAGCAGGCTACGATCCTGCGGTTTATAGACTGTATCCAAATAGTAGTAGTGCTGAAACAAGTGGTACAAATAACACAATACAATTTACATCAAATGGTTTCAAAATAAGGTTTCATGGTGGATCTATGAATACAAGCGGTGGAACATACATCTACATGGCATTTGCAGAAAATCCATTCGTAACATCAACAGGTATTCCAACAACAGCAAGATAGAGGTAAGATAATAATATGTGGGCATTAGTAGAATCAAATAACGTAACCAAGGTTTATACCAGACCTAAAGCAATAACAGTAGGTGATGTAAATTATCCTAGTAATATTTTTATGCTTTGGACTAGCTCTGAGCTAGAAGCCATAGGGATTTATGCAGTTGTCATAGACAACTCAAACTTTAAAGACCAAGAGTATTACACAAATACCAATCAAACCTTTGCGTTTGCAAGTGGTACAGTCACTGCATCTTATGGTACAGCTACAGCTAAAGAATTAGACGATACAACTAATCCCGATACTGGTGATGTAACTCATGGTCTTAAATGGAATCACGATCAAGTGATTATCAATCAAGCCTATGGTTTATTGCAGCCTAATGATTGGTATGTGGTAAGAGAGCAAGAAGCAGGCACTGCTATTCCTGCTGACTGGTCTACTTTTAGATCAGGCGTGAGAAGTACAGCAGCAGATATGCAAAGCAAAATTGATGCTTGTACCACAGTGGATGAGTTAGCAGCTTTGTATGTATACAACGATGCTACGCCACCTGTTAGACCATTAGGTGAATGGCCAACTCCACCAGAGGAGTAAAACATGGCGTTACTACCCGTAACTCCACCACCAGGAATCGTAACCAACGGAACTGATTACTCAAACAAAGGGCGTTGGGTAGACAGCGATCTTATTCGTTTCCAAAATGGTTCACTTAAACCTATCGGTGGTTGGGAAAAACTCAAAGACACAGCTCTTACTGGCACTCCAACAGGAATGTATGCCTATAAAACAAATGCGGGTAAAAGAGTTTTGGCTGTTGGCACAAGACAAAAGATTTATGTTTTATTTGATGATACTTGGTATGACATTACACCATCAGGTTTTGTAACTGACGCATCAGAGGATGCGCTAGGATTTGGTGCATATCAATATGGCAAAGAAGATTACGGAGATGCAAGAAGTCAATCAGGTTTATTCTTTGATTCTCAGTCTTGGTCTTTTGATAACTTTGGCGAACACTTGCTCTTTTGCTGTGCAAGTGATGGCAAGATCTATAAATGGCGACCAGACTCAGGTTCAGGCTCACCCGATGCAACAGGTATTGTTCTAACTAATGCTCCAATTAATTGTGCTGGTGTATTGGTTAGTAATGAACGACACGTTATCGCATTAGGTGCAAGTGGCGATCCAAGAAAGATTGCTTGGTCATCAAGAGAAACTACTACAACATGGACAGCAGCATCTACTAATACTGCTGGTGATTTACAAATACCAACAGGCGGTAAAATCCTAAGTGGTATTAAATGGCAAACAGACATAGTCATATTTACTGACACAGGTATTGCTAGAGTCTATTACGCTGGATCACCTTTTATTTATGGTATTCAAGATGCTGGAACTAACTGTCGTGTAACTGGACCAAGAACAGTTGTCTCGGCTGGTAACTTCTTAGCATGGATGGGTGAAAACGCTTTCTTTATTTACGATGGTAATGTTAGAGAAATACCATGCGAAACCCATGACTTTGTATATGACAACTTACAATATAACTTCCGCAGGGTTTCATGTGGTGGACATAACTCAAACTTTAATGAAATTTGGTGGTTCTTTCCAACTTCTTTCTCAACGCCTAGTAAATATGTTATATGGAACTACGCAGAGAATACTTGGTCTATAGGATCTATGGACAGAGGTTGTTGGATTGACCAAGGCGTGTTTGATTATCCGATTGCTTGTGATGCTGATGGTTTTGTGTATCAACACGAAAGTACAACATTAAGTAACTCAACAAACATTGGTGCTGCTGTTCCGTTTGCAAAGAGTGGGCCAATAGAAATAGGCAATGGCGATAACTATGTGCAATGTAATCAGATTATTCCTGATGAAGAAGCCAATACATTGCCTGGCGTAACTATTAGTTTTAAAGGTCGATTTACTCCATTGGGAGCTGAACAAGACTTTGGATCATTTACTTTTGAAAGTGATGGCTACACAGACGCAAGATTTACAGGTAGACAAGTATCTATGACAGTTACAGGAACTACCACACAAGATTTTAAAGTTGGTAATATAAGACTTAATTTACGCAACAGAGGGCGCAGGTAATGGCAAGACGAGCCTTAACCAAGCCTGGTGAAAATTATGATGCTTCATACCAAAGCTATCTCGTAACAGAAATAGAGTACCGAGATGGTTTGAGTTTTAAAAAAGGCGAACGAATTGAAGCCAATGGTGGCGATCAAACAGAAGTCGTTTTAGTGAGTCCAAATGGAACTAAGTATAGAATCACAGTCGATAATAGCGGAAACCTCTCTACCACCCAAGTCGCATAAAGAGGACTGGGAAATAGAGTTTGATAGGCTTGAGCCACACATTATTAGTGCATTAAAGTATCAAGATAGGTATAATCTAAGTGATATTAAAGAAAAAATCAGACAAGGACTTTTTCACATTTGGTCTGGTAAAGATGCTTTTTATGTATCTAGCTTTGGTGAATTTCCTAAATATAGAGTTTTAAACTTATTTCTATGTGGCGGAGACTACAACGAGCTAGAAGAAATGCTTAAAAGCATAGAAATTTTTGCAAAAGAACATGAGTGCAAATACCTTTATGGCGGTGGTCGTAAGGGTTGGATAAGAAAACTACAACATCTTGGCTTTGAACAAGAGTACACAGTCAAGAAGGAATTATAATTATGGGATGGGAAACAATAATACCAGCAGCAGTAAGTTTATATGGCGCATCAAAAGGTGGTGGCGATAAACAAACTGTTACTAATCAAGTTGATCCAGCAACACAAGCTAGGTACGATGACTTATATGGTAGAGCCAAGGGCATAGCAGGACAGCCTTTTGTACCTTATACGGGTGCAAGAGTAGCAGGATTTAATCCAGATCAATTACAAGGTTTTGATTCAGCTAGAGGTTCGTTTCAAGATTCTATGTCTTATAACCCAAGAGGGTTATTATCTGACATGGGTACACAACCATTAGACATTCAATCATTTCAAAATCCTTACAACACACAAGTCATTGACCAATCATTAAATGATTTAGATAGAGCAAGGCAAATAAGATTACAAAGCGATCAAGACCGAGCAATCGGAGCTGGTGCATTTGGTGGATCTCGTTCTGCTTTATTGGAAGCTGAAACCAACAGAAACTTTGCTGATGCAGCAGCTAGAACATCAAGCAATCTTAGACAATCTGGTTACAACAATTCTCTTAACGCAGCCATGCAAGATAGAAACTTTAGAAGTGGCATACAATCAGGATTACTAGGCGATCAATACAGAAACCTTGGTTTGTTATCTGGTATTGGAACTCAGCAACAAGGTCTGCAACAAGCAGGAATGGATGCTGGTTACAACGAGTTCTTACGAGCATTAGGTTATGGCCCTCAACAACTTGGTTTATTATCTGGAGCTGTCTTTGGTATGACTCCAAGCGAAATACAATCTACATCCAATAAACAGGGAACATTTGGCAGAATTGCAGACGGAATAGATACCTATAATGCTGTTAAAGGATTTTTCCCAACCACAGGGTAATTATGGCAATAAATAATATCCCAAACTTATTTCAACCTAGAGTTCCAGGTACAGCGTCTATGCCTATAACATACGACAGTACTCCAAATTTGTTCAACATCGATCAAGCTCAAGTTCAACAAGCTATTAATCAAAAGAAAATAGATGAAGAACAACAACAAAGAAAAAGATTAGATCAACAAAGAAAACTGCAAAACCTAGCTGATACTTTCCGCATGATTAATGCAAACAAGTCAGGCAATGTAGGTGCTGGTAATGTTATCGCTGACAGAATTGCTCAACGAAAATTATTGGCAGAACAAAAACAGAAACGAGAAGAATTCAAAAAAAATAACCCAGGCATGGTTGATATGTTAAACGCATTAGAAGTTGGCGTTCCAGCTTCAGTTTTTAAGGGTACAAATCCAACAGCATCAATACAGGAGTTTCAATACGCTCAACAGAATGGTTATGAAGGATCATTTCAAGAATTTTTAAATTCTAAAAAAGCAACAACAAACATTAATACAGGCATAAGTGGTTTCCAAAAATCTGCTGTTGATAATTATAATGATGTTCAAGCTGCAGCAAAAGACGCAAGAGTTATTAATACCAGTTTAGATACGCTTGATAATTTATTACAACAAGGTGTTGATACAGGTTTTGGTGCAGGGTTTGGCCTTGGCTTACAAAGAGTCGGACAAACTTTATTTGGTGAAGATTATAAAGTTGAAGAAATCGCTGGAAGAGAAGTTTTTGTAGCAGAAACAACTAAACTTATTTTACCTCTTGTTAAACAACTTGGTGTAAACCCAACCGACAAAGACTTAGACTTTGTTAAAACAGGTGCAATCGAGTTAAGCAAATCTGAAGCTGGTAACAAAATAATGATAACTGCTTTAAGACTTTCACAAAACAGAAAAATAGATGAAGCTAATTTTGATGATCAATTTTATTTAGATAATCCAAACGCATCAATTCAGCAAAGAAACATTGAATTTAAAAAACACATGAATGACAACCCTGAACTATATACATCAACCAGCTTACAACAAGCCTACGATGAATTACTTTTAAATCAATCTGGTGGTAAAGTTATATCAACCAATGAAGATAGTCCTTTTTAATGAAATACGAAATAGGAAAAGTCTATACCTTTAGCAATAAAGAGGGTTCATATCTTTACAAAGGTGGAGATCCATCTAGTCAAGATAGTTGGAAAGCAAACATTTTATCAGGGCCAGTTGCTAGTACACTTGGCGGTGCAACTTTTCAATTCCAAGATGAAGTACTAGGTGGTTTGAGAGGTGCGGTAGATCCAAACCTTACAATGAAAGAAGGTATAGAGCTAGAAAGAAGAGCTTTAGAAAAATATCAAAAAGAAAATCCAATACAATCTCTTGGATATGAAATGGGTGGAGCTGTAGCACCAGCCATTGCAACTTTTGGTGCTTCAACACCATTATCTACTGCTAAAGTTGGAACAACTGCATTAAAAGCAGCAGGATCAGGCTTTGCTTATGGAACTGGTGCTGGAGAGGGATTGCAAGACAAACTAACACAAGGAGCTGTAACAGCTCCTTTTTCTGGAATAGCAGGTGCAGCAACTACAGTTCTAGCCAAGCCAGTAGCAAAAATTGGTAAAACGATAAAAGAAGCATTTACATCGCCAGCTAAAAAAGGACAAGCTGAAGCAGTTAAGTTGGTTAAACAAGCAATAGAATATGACAAAACAGACATAAATTCAGCGATTAAATACATATTAGATAGATCAGACAAACAGTATTCTTTAGCTGATATTGGCCCTAACTCAAGAGCTTACCTAGATGCAGTAAACGTATTGCCTGGGCCAGGCAAAACAACAGCGTTTGATTTTTTAACAAAAAGAAACTCAGGAACTTTAAATAGAATTAAAAGCGATCTTACCGATGCCTTTGGCGAACAAGGATCGTTCTTTGACACTTACAAAGCGATTGAGTCTGTGAGAAAAGCATCTGGTACAAAAATGTATAACAAAGCATTTGAAACAAAAGTACCAGCAACAGATGAACTTACATCTTTATTAAGAACAGACGTAATGCAAGAGGCTTTGGGGAAGGCTTACAAAATAGCAAACGCACAAAAAATTAAATTACCAAATTTAAAAATTGTTAATGGAAAACTTCTTACTGACAAAAATCAATTAGTAACAGACATAGATACTAAGTTTCTTCATTACATGAAACTTGGTTTAGATGACACTATCTATACATCTAAATTACCAACAAGCGGTGTTGGTAAAACTTTGCTTAGAGCTAATACACAAATCAAAAATGAATTTTTAGATTATTTAGATTCTAACAATTCTTCATACAAAGCTGCTAGAAATCAATGGGCGGAAAAATCTGCAATATTAGATGCTATGGATATGGGAAGAAATATACTTAAACCAAGTACAAACATAGATGAGTTAGCTGAAGAAGTTGCAAAGATGGCTCAGTCTGAAAAATTAGCATTTAGAAATGGTGTAATGAATACAATAATTGATCAAATGGAGTCATCTGTTTTTGATCCTGTTTCTGGCAGAGGTTCTAATTTGGCTTTTAATATTATTAAAAAACCAAAAAACGTAAAATTATTAAGATTAACTTTTCCTGAAACTCCACAAGGACAAAAAACATTTGATAAATTTATACGAAACTTAAGTGATGAAGTTGAAATTAAATCTACTTCAAATCAAGTTATTGGTAACAGCGCAACTATGGGTAGAGCTGAAGCAGTATCTCAAATAAAAAATACTATTGCTCCAGGTGATTTTCAAAATTTAAGTCCAGTTGGAATAATATATGGTTTGTTTAAATCTGATTTTGCAGAACTTTCAGAGGAAGCACAAATTGCAGCATCAAACAAACTTGCACAAATGCTTACTGAAACTAATCCAAAAGCCTTAGAACAAATTAGAAAAGAAGTTGCAGAAAAAGGTTTTGCTAAAAACATATTACAAAAATATATACCAAACTTAGGAACAGCTATTGGAAGAACTATTGTTGATCCTAATGTAGTAGGTATTGGAACAGCATCAACTATTCAACCTTTAGCTCAAGGCGTTTCACAAGCATCAAATAAATATATAGAACCTGTCGGTGGTTTACTGAATTAATAAACCATGTCCAGAAAAACGGAAAGGGTTGGTCGTAGTGGCGAGTTCTTGACCGCTTCAGTTCTAGCTAAAGTCTCCGATACAGTTACAGTCTTACCTCACGCAGCCGAAGCCGATGTCATCTTTGAGTGGAACAACCATTTAATTAAGTGCCAAGTCAAAACAAGAAACAACATTGAGAAAGGTGGAGTGTCTTGGCGGTTTGATTTACGCAGAGGAGCTAACACCAAAAATAGAAAATACCAAGAAAACACGTTGGATGTTTTTGCGCTTATCTCTGTTCCATATAATACTATTTACTTCTTACCTTTTAATAATTGCAAAAAACAATCAATTTGTATATCAGATGAAATTATGAAAAATCTTAATTCGTTAGATAGTTTGCAGGGGGCTATGGATAGCATTGCATGGATTAATACTGACAGACATATGACAAATGTGGATCTATTTGACGATGATTCATTGGTTGCAATAGGCTAGTTATTGGCTTAAAACAGCCATTAGGGTGTTTAGCTCAGTTGGTAGAGCATCTCGTTTACACCAATATAAATACACATCACCGCAAATCACTATACATCATTAATTCAGAGAAACGCTTGCAAAAGTGTCATACTTGATTCATTATCAATACTATAAATACACAAACAACACATAACTGTTGTCAAATGTATGACAAATGAAAACTGAAACTGGAACATTTACAGATCTATCTAAAACTTTAGGGAGATGTGTGAGCGTTGCAGACAGTCCTTGTATTGGCATTTGTTCAACCACACAGTTCGGTGATGATCGATGTAAGGGGTGTGGAAGAACACAAACCGAAATAAGGGATTGGGGAACTTTCTCTGACACAGAGAAAAAAATAATTAACTTGCGTAATGCTTCAGAACATTACGACATTAGACATCTACAAACGAGGAGCAAAGATGAAATACAAGAACGACACACAGATACAAGCACTTAAAATATATCCAACTGGTTATTACGTTTACTACAGAATTAATGGTAAGCGTAGAAGTATGAAGTTAGGATCTCTGGACTTACCCATCAAGGTAGCAAGAAACCTAGCACAAAAGAACTTGGGCCTAGTGGCTACTGGCATTGATCCAATGGATAAGAAGAACAAGCTAACACTAGATGAGGCGTTTGCTAACTATGTGCAAAAACTTACCAACAAAGGATCAAATAGTGCAAAGCAATATATCTCCATTTATGAAAAGGATATTAAGAAACAATTTGGTCATAAACATTTAGATGAGATTTCTGACAGCGAGATACAAACACTACATGACAAGGTAACTCAACGTGCGCCAATAGCAGCTAACAAATGCCTGGAAGTATTAAAAGCAACTTATCGTCATGCCAAGATTAAAGACCACCCAATAGACGGAATAGAAAAGAACCCAGAGGCTAAACGTAAACGCTATCTAACCGAAGAAGAACTGAATAGTGTTGTAAGAATATTAAACTCTAAATCGCAGATACCAGAACTAGCTAACTCAGTTGCATTTATTTGGTTGTTGATATTAACAGGTGCAAGGTGTGGTGAGGTGGCTGGTGCTAAATGGTCAGACTTGCAAGACAATAAACTTACATTAAAAAACCACAAGACAATGCGTTATGGAGATGACAGAGTTATTTATTTATCTAAACAAGCCATGAACATTATTAATGCTTTGCCAAGAACAAGTGGCACGATAGTTGGGATCGGTAGTCCTAGAAAATTTTGGGATG